AAATGTGCCAGGAACGAGCGCAGGTCAACTTAGCGGAGTACGCATAGAAAACCTGCTTGACTTGGTAGATTGGCCAGAATCGCAGCGAGACATCAACGCCGGCGACAGCACCCTGCAAGCAGACCCAGGAACATCTAGAAACTTACTTGATGCGATTCAAACCGTTGAAAATAGCGAATTTGGTGGATTCTTCGTAGATGCAGAAGGAAACGCTACCTTTTATTCAAGAACCACAGTCAGCCAATATGCAGATTCAACACCCACCAATTTCAGCGATGATGGAACCGAGATCGGGTATCAACAGATAGATTTAGCCTTTGACGACACCTTGATCGTGAATAATGTATCAGTAACCCGGCTGAACGGAACTAGTCAAATCGTTTCAGATCAGACCTCAATTGATAACTACTTCCTTCATTCAGGCAAGCGAGAAGGAATCTTGGTTCAAACGGATACAGAATCCCTTGACCAAGCAACGATGATCTTAGAATCTAGAAAAGACTCACTTGTTCGCATAGATTCAATGACCTTAAACCTTGTTGAAGAAAATGAGCAGGCACGCAACATTGCAGGCTTAAACCTTGAAATCTTTGACCTTGTCAACATTACAAAGACGATGCCAGGTTCCACATCAATCACTAGAGAATTATTCGTGCAAGGACTACAACACGACATCACAAAAACGACATTTACCACTAAAGTTCTCACAAGCGAACCGATCATCCAAGCATTTATTCTAGACAGTACAACTCAAGGAGTCTTAGACACCGCCGGCGTTCTAAGCTACTAAACAAGGAGAAATCATGGCAGGAGCAGGATACAAACTATTCGCAACAGGAGATGTGCTAACAGCAGCTCAAGTCAACACATATCTGATGCAACAGACGGTGATGGTATTTGCATCTTCGGCTGCAAGAACATCAGCTCTATCGGGCGTGCTTGCAGAGGGGATGGTTTCTTATTTACAGGACACAAACACCCTAGAAGTTTATGACGGAGCCGCGTGGGTAGGAGCAACAGGAGATATCACAGCTCTCACAGCCGGCACAGGCATCAGCATTTCGAGCGCAACTGGCCCTGTACCAACTGTCACAAACTCAATGGCAACAGAGATCACGGCCAAAGGTGATTTAATTGTTGGAACAGGATCGGCGACTTTCGACAATCTCGCAGCAGGATCAAATGGGGAAACTCTCGTAGCAGATAGTTCCACTACAACAGGCTTGCGCTATCAATCAGCCTACAACGGCAACGCTCAAATTAACGGGGCAATGGATGTGTGGCAAAGAGGTACTTCATTTTCTGGGGCTGGACTTTATACGGCAGACCGTTGGTATTCAGGCGTAGCCAATACAACTTATTCTCAAGAATCAACTATTGTGCCAACAGGTTTTCAATATTCACTTAAAATGACAACCACAACAACTGCAACTGCACCAACGATTTGGTCTGCAATGGAAACAAAAGATGCAATTCGCTTTGCTGGGCAAACAGTAACGCTTTCATACTATGCAGCGTCATCAGATAGCGTTGCAGCGTATCTTCGTCTTGATTATTCAACCGCCGTTGATACTGCTATTGGTGGTTCTTGGACCAACATCAGTACCAGCACTTCAGCAACAACTGCAACAATGTCGAGAGTCCAGACTACTTTTGCAGTACCTTCAACTGCTAAATCTTTGCGCTTAATTATTGGCGCTAATGCTGCTTTATCTAATGGCGGTACATTTTGCATCACTGGAGTGCAGTTAGAACTGGGTTCTATTGCAACTACTTTTAAGCGTGCAGGTGGCGGAACAATTCAAGGAGAACTTAGCGCCTGTCAGCGTTATTACTGGAGAACTCCATCGGTAACTGCTTACGGAGTAGTAGCCAATTATGCGTTTTGCCAGAACAGCACAACAATCGCTGCAATAGTTTCTACTCCGGTCACAATGAGAACCACGCCAACTGCGATCGAAACATCAAACATAGCCTTTATCAATTATGCGGACTCAGTTTTTGGAATGTCATCAATTACGCTAAATCCTCATTGTAATCCGCAATACATAACGGTAAATGCTGCAATTTCAGGCGGTACGGCAGGACACGCAGGAAGAATAGTTGGAAACAACAACACAAGTGCTTACCTCGGATTTAGTGCGGAGTTATAAAATGGAAAATGTAACCTTTATTGAAATCACAGACCAATTGACAGATGAGGTCACCGAACACGCAATCATAGATCGTGGCAATGGTGAATTCACATCAATGCTCAAATCTACTTATGATGCTATGCAAGCGGAACAATCCACACCGAACCTGCCAGGTTAGGTGCTATCATCTAGCGTATGGAACTCATACCGCTAGAGCAGATCGCAGAGCAGCTTCACAATAGATATCGAACAAGTGGATATTCAGAGCAGTTATTCAAGCAGGATATGCAAATAATCAGACGGCTAGGTGTCCACCCTGCGGTGGCCACTTATGCCGATCTTGAGCGTGTCATTCTTCAAGCTACGAAGCAATCCACAAAGGCAACCTATGTTGCCCGATTGCGCTCAATCTATAAGTCTTTGAACAAGATGAACCTAGTCAATGGCAATAATCCTGCCGAAGCCCTACCTCAAGTCAAACCAGGCAGAGGCGTGCCAAAGCCTGTGACAAAGGGGGAATATCAAAAGTTGCTCGCAGATGCCAAGAACAAACTGATGCACGATTGGTTCATTTTGGGTGGTACCGCAGGACTTCGGGCAATGGAAGTTGCCAACATTCGAGGTTCAGATTTGATTGAACACGAAGATGGCTACTCTTTACGGGTACAGGGCAAAGGTGGAACTGACTTAATTATTCCAATTTCACCGATAGTTTCAGATGTGATTAAGTCCTACAATACGCTTGGCAGATTGTGGCAAGTCACCCCCAATAAACTTTCAAGCAGAGCAGCAAATGAAATGCGCCGTATTTTAGGCGAGGATGCTAAACATTTTCACTCATTGAGGCATTATTTTGCCACAACAATGCTTGAAAAATCAGGGGGAGATTTGATTGCAGTAAAAGAGTTGATGCGACATACCAGCGTTGCAACCACTCAGATTTATACACAACTCGCACAAGGTAGAACTAGATCACTAGTCAATTTGCTTAAATAGGAGCCATAATGGGCATTTCCACACGCCAAGTCACCGTGACAACAACGCCAACACTCTTAGTTGACAACACCGCCGAAGCAGAAGAGGTTCATCTGCACGCGGCAGGTGGTCAGGCAGTTCATCTCGGCGATGCCAATGTCACAGTTTCAACAGGTTTTGAAATGGATAGTGGTGAGAAGTTGGTCATTCAAAACAAGAATAATCCAATCTATGGAGTGACAAATTCTGGAACAACACTTGTTCAAGTTATGGCAATTGGATTATGACAATTCAAGATTGGGCAGCACTCACAGTTTCTCTTTTGACAATCGGTGGAGCATTCCTTGCCGTGACTCGATGGCTTGTCAAGCATTACCTGAATGAATTGAAGCCAAATGGCGGTTCAAGCATGAAGGATTCAGTTGCACGATTGGAGCGACAGGTTGAAGAGATTTATCGCATCCTTCTTGCTCGCAATAACTCTTAGCGGTTGCAGTTATCAAGGTTGGGTTCGCTACCCTTGCCAAGAGTTTGAAAATTGGGAAAAACCTGAATGCAACAAACCGCAATGCGACATCACAGGAACTTGCACCTCTGACCTACTTCCGGAGATATTTGATGAAACGCCGTGATCGATACACGCCTGAAGAATTACACGCTCGACTCATTGTGAGCATTGGAATCATCCTTGCAATTGTCTTTGCAGGATCGGTATTTGCGCTCTTGTGGGCATTGGTATTTGTCACTCAACCGATGAAGCAAGCACCTAATGATGCAGCCTTCATTGACCTAGTTGCAACATTGACGGTCTTTCTCACAGGAACTTTGGCAGGGATAGTCTCTGCAAATGGACTCAAATCAAAACCAAAACAAGGGGAGAACAATGTCAGCTCAACTCAATAAGTTTCTTGATGTGGCACGAGGCGAAGAAGGCTTCATTGAAGGCCCTGCCGAAAATCAAACCCACTATCAAAAGGCAAATCAACCCTGGTGCGGTGCCTTCGTCAACTGGGTGGCAAAACAGGCAAAAGTGACATCAATCCCCAACTGCACATTTACCCCGTCAGGGGCGCAGGCATTTCAGGCAAAGGGCAAGTGGGAAGATGCCGAGGTTGCCACGCCCCTGCCAGGTGACATCGCCTTCTTTGATTTCCCAGGAGATGGAATTGATCGAATCTCTCATGTTGGCATCGTCTTGCAGGTTCGAGATGATGGAACTGTCGTGACAATTGAGGGCAACACGGCACCTGATAAAAAGGGTGATCAGCGCAACGGCGGTCAAGTTTGCCGTAAGGTTCGCGCCTACAAGAAGAACAATCGTGGGAAACTCAAGCCATCCTTGCCCGTGTTCATCGTTGGATTCGGCAAGCCTACCTTTAAGGAGTAATGATGTTTGACAAAGTAAAACTTGAAGCAATTGCAAAGACATATCTTCGTGCAGCAGCAGCAGCCGTTGCAGCTTTATATCTTGCAGACCCAAATCAACCTTTGAAGAATTACCTTGCAGCAGGATTGGCAGCAGTTGCCGGGCCTGTATTGAAGGCATTTGATTCCAAGTCAACAGAATTTGGCAAAGGAAGCAAGTAAAAAATGAATCGGGGGGAAATTTTAGATGAGGCAAAACGCCTCACGCATACTGATCGTCAAAAAAACTATGGATCACCGTATGTAAATCACAAACGCATCGCCGACCTGTGGAGCGTGTATCTTGAAACTGAGATAACACCTTCACAGGTCGCTTTGTGTTTATGTCTTGTGAAAATAGCTCGCTTGATTGAGACACCTGATCATGAGGATTCATTTGTAGATTTGGCAGCATATGCCAGCATTGCAGGGGAGATTGAATCACGATGGAAATGATCACACTTGTTCCAACTCGTGGGCGACCACAAAATGCCGTTGAACTTTTAGCCTGTCACGATGACCTGTCATCTGCCTCACGATTGCTCTTCATTGTGGACTATGACGACCCAAAGGCAGATGAATATGTCTTTGAATTAGGCGATGACTATGTGATCACCTGCAACAATGATTCACGCGGAATGGCAAAGCCACTCAATTATGTGGCACGCAAGTATGCAGATAAATACAAGTATTTCACCTTCGTTGGCGATGACCACCGCCCACGCACCGCCGATTGGGATGCACTCTTAATTCAGGCGTTGCAAGAGGCACCGTCACTTGCCTACGGCAACGACCTACTTCAAGGCAAGCGCCTTCCAACGATGGTTGCAATGACATCAGACATTGTTGGCGCACTTGATGGAATGGTGCCACCCAATATGAAGCACCTTTATCTTGACAACTTTTGGAAGAAATTGGGCGAGGATTTAGGCGCTTTGACCTACCTTGAAGATGTCATCATTGAGCATATGCACCCGATTGCAGGAAAAGCTGAATGGGATGAGGGATATCGTGAGGTCAACGCGCAGGAAGTTTATTCTGCCGATGCTCTTGCATACAAGAATTACATCGAGTCAGAGGCATATCAGGTCTTGCTGAAGAA